TGTTACTAATCACACCTATGACGTTATCGGATCTTACGTCCCAACTAAAGAAATGGGAGGAGGCAGCGGTCTCAAGTATGCTGCATCTACAATCATCTATCTTACCAAGAAGAAAGAAAAAGACGGAAAAGATGTCATTGGAAATATTATCAAGGCAAAGACTCATAAATCACGTTTAAGTAAAGAAAACAAAGAAGTTGAAATCCGACTATATTATGATGATAGAGGACTTGACAAATACTATGGTCTTTTAGACTTAGGAGAGAAAGGTGGTCTCTGGAAAAATGTTGCGGGTAGATATGAGATGGATGGAAAGAAAGTATATGCAAAAGAAATATATAAGAATCCAGAGAAGTATTTCACAGAAGAAGTAATGCAGAAGTTGGATGATATTGCAAAACAAGAATTTTCATATGGTTAAGATATACGATAATGTTTTACCTGAGAATGTTTGTCAAAAGTTAATTGAATTATTTGAAACGAATAAACAACATCAACATTTTATTAACCATAATAATTGTCCTTGCTTTACTCAGGTAAACTTAAATATGGTTTCTACAGATACTGTTCGTTCTTTGATACCTTATATTGCAGACGTTTACAAAAGATATAAAAGAAATACTAACAATAACTATTCACCACCACTTAAAGAATTAGAAGAATTTAGAATTAAAAGATATAATACTAGCGGTGATGAAAGATTTGATGAACACGTTGATGTTACTGATTATGATTCATCTATGAGAGCAGTTGCATTTTTATTTTACTTAAATGATAATGATGGAAATACTTTGTTTCCGTTACACAACTTGAATATTCAACCAGTTTCTGGTAGAGTGATAGTGTTTCCTCCAACTTGGGAGTATCCACACGAAGGATTAGCACCTAAAAGTAATCCAAAATATATTATGAGTACATACGTTCATTATGGAAAGAATTGAAACTACTATTCTTCGCAATCTAATTTTTGATGAAGAATACTCAAGAAAAGTTATTCCATTCATTCAACCAGATTACTTTGAGAATAAAACTGAAAAGATAATATTTGAAGAGTCAACACAATTTATTGTCAAATATGATAGTGCAATTACTATTGAAGCACTTAATATTGAGATTGAGAATCGTACTGATTTAACAGAAACAGAAATCAAAGAAGCAAGAGAAACTACAAAAACATTTAATGATGCACCTGTAGATAATCAATGGTTACTTGATTCAACTGAGAAATGGTGTCGTGATCGTGCCATATATTTGGCACTGATGGAATCAATAGCACTTGCAGATGGGCAGGATGATAAAAAAGGAAGGGATGCTATTCCTAGTATCTTATCTGATGCCCTAGCTGTTTCTTTTGATAATCATGTAGGTCACGATTACTTGGAGGACTATGAAGAAAGATTTGAATCCTACCACAGGAAAGAAAGTCGAATTCAATTCGACCTTGAACTCTTTAATAAAATTACAAAGGGAGGTCTCCCAAACAAAACGCTTAATATTGCACTTGCGGGTACTGGTGTTGGTAAGTCTCTCTTTATGTGCCATCACGCTAGTTCTGTCCTTTTAGATGGTAAGAATGTTTTATACATTACAATGGAAATGGCAGAAGAAAAGATTGCAGAAAGAATCGATGCAAACTTATTGAATGTAAATATACAAAATATAACTGAACTTCCCAAACCTATGTTTGAGAATAAGGTAAATAATATTGCAAAGAAAACACAAGGAACTCTTATAATTAAAGAGTATCCTACAGCATCTGCACATTCAGGTCATTTTAAATCATTACTTAATGAACTTGCATTGAAAAAATCATTTACACCTGATATTATATTCATTGATTACTTAAATATATGTGCATCATCACGTTATCGAACAAATAACAATGTTAACTCGTATTCCTATATTAAAGCGATTGCTGAAGAGCTCAGGGGTCTTGCAGTTGAGGCTAATGTACCTATCGTCTCCGCTACTCAGACGACTCGTTCTGGCTTTGCTAGTAGTGATGTTGATCTTACTGATACAAGCGAAAGTTTTGGGCTTCCCGCAACTGCTGATCTTATGTTTGCTCTTATTGCTACGGAGGAACTTGAGGGGTTGGGGCAGATAATGGTCAAACAACTTAAGAATCGTTACAACGATCCGACCATATACAAAAGGTTTGTTGTAGGAGTTGATCGTGCAAAGATGAGATTATATGACTGTGAACAAAAAGCACAGGATGATATCCTTGACAATGGTAACGAAGAAGAGTATAATAATGAAGAGAAGAAAACACCAAAAAAATCATTCGCTGAATTTAAATTCTAATGACAAAACAAATTGACTTTAACAGATATGAACACTTTGTAGATGCTGTAACATCAGATGCATCAAAAGACTTTTTATCCTTATCAGATCGTTTAGTAGAACTCGATCAGAAAGGTGCTAATATTGAAAGACTTATGACTGCTGCTGTTGGTATCAGTGCAGAGGGTGGTGAGTTTACAGAGATTGTAAAAAAGATGGTGTTTCAAGGAAAACCATATGATGAAGATAATCGTGAACATCTTATAATCGAACTTGGAGATGTGCTCTGGTATGTTGCACAAGCAACTCAAGCACTTGGAGTTTCTTTCAATGATGTGATTGAAACTAATGTGAAGAAGTTAGAGAAAAGATACCCATCAGGTGAGTTTGATGTGTTCTTATCAGAGAACCGAGCAGCAGACGATAGATAATTAAGAGAATCTTAAATTTATAATATAATATGCTGATGGACTATGAATTAGAATTAAAAATAGATGCTTTAGAAAAAGAAAACAAAAGTTTAAAGTTACAAGTTGAGTTCTTAAAACAGCAACTAGAATACAAAACTTTTGGAAAACCGTTAGATTTGGAGGAAGAAGAATGAGTGGCGACATAGGTTTAGAACAACCGATCATCTTTTATGATGAAGAAATTACAGAGGCAAAGAAGATTGTATTAAAGCATAAAGGAATAGAATTAGATTACCTTGAAATAAATAGTCAAAAAGATGGCAGGACAAAGAGGATTTCTTTATGAAGGAAGAGTCTTCAATAAATTAAAATCAAAGAATTTAGTTCCTGCAGGAGTTACACCAGCAGGTGCCGATGCATCAAGACCTGATGCTATATTTCTCTATAACAAAGCACAATATAATTTAGAAGTAAAGTTAGATTTAGCTACGGACTATGGACAAGGAACGTTAGATTATAAAAATGGTGCTTGGGAGTTGGGTGGTGCAAATACTAAACAAGCGGTAGAAATGAGAAAAATATTAACTACTGTAGGTGCTGTTAAGTTTGCAAATACATCTTGGGGATATCAAGGTGCTCCTAATAAAGGAACTGTTGAAAATAAAGATATAACAGAAGAAATGGTTAGAGAGGATTATAGAAGATTTACAGATAAATTTTTGAGTGTTCCATTATCTTCTCTGTACAATTATTATGCTGCAAAAAATACGTATTATATACAAATAGGTGGATATGGGATGTACTATATGGCATCAAATCCTGGCAATTTGCCAGTGCCAAAATTTAATGGTGCTTTGAGATTGAGAATTAGATTAAAGAGGGGTGGTTCTACTCCAATATATAACTATAGATTTACTACCGCACTTCAAGTAACACAAAAACCATCTAGGTCTAAATTTGACTTAGATACTGATACGAATTTTTTAGTAGCATGAATGATTTAATTGAATCTTTAATTATAGAGTTCAAAAAACAAAAGATTGTTAGAGGAAACATTTACGATAATTTTATGTTTTTTTCCTATGAAGCATTAGGAGCTGACAAAGATGATAAATATAAACATACAAGAGCGTCTATTCTTCATCATATGACGCAAAACAAAAACCAAATTTTATTGAAACTGACCAAAAACTGATGAAATCTTTTTTCCATTTTATAACTGAAACAGCAACTCAACAAGCAACAAGACTTGGTTTGGAGGGTGATGGTCATGGTGGATGGTATAAAGATGGGGAGTTTGTAGCAAAAACAGAAAAGGGTAGATTAAAGTTTTATAATAAAAGACAAAGTGTTGGTGGTAAAGATCCAAAGCAATCAGAGAAAGAAAAGAATTTATCATCACCAAATACTCAAGCACCACCTGAAGAGCAACAACAACAGGCAGCAGCAGAGCAAGAACCACAACAGCAAGAAGTAGAAAGTCCAGATTTAGCAGCAGGTCCACCACCAGTTCCCAAAACAAAAGGAACGTTAACACTTGCATTTGGTAGATTCAATCCACCACATGCAGGTCATCAACAACTTATGGATATTGCTGCACAATCAGCAGAGGCAGAAGAGAGTGATTATATAATCGTTCCTTCCAGATCACAAGATGCAAAGAAAAATCCACTTGATGCAGATACTAAAGTATCGGTGATGAGACAGATGTTCCCACAACATAGTGAAAGAATTATAAATGATGGAGCAAATCGAACAATTTTTGATGTATTAAAGAAAGCACATAATGACGGATATACAAATGTTAGAATTGTAGCAGGACAAGATCGAGTAAAAGAGTTTGATAAGTTATCACAAAATTACAACGGACAACTCTATCAGTTTGATAATATGGAGGTATTATCATCAGGTGATCGTGACCCTGATGCTGAAGGTATGGAAGGTTTATCATCTTCAAGAATGAGACTTGCTGCAGCAGAGGGAGACTTTAAAACATTTCGTGCAGGATTACCAGAAGGAACTCCCCGAAAAATGGCGATGTCATTATTTGATACAGTTCGTGAAACCATGAACGTAAAAGAGATGAAAGAGTTTTGGAATATATGGGAAATTGCACCAAAGTATGATTTAGAAAATCTAAGAGAATCATATATTGCAAAGAAGATTTTTAATATTGGTGATAAGGTAGAAAATTTAAACACTGGAATGATTGGACGTATTATTCGTCGTGGTGCAAATCATTTAATATGTGTTGCAGAAAATAATATTATGTTTAAATCTTGGGTTAAAGACCTGAGAGAAGCAATTATAAATGGTACGTCACAGGGGG